TTTATAAGAAAGCGATAAGTATATGGCAACAAGACAAGGACAGTTTATGGTGTATTCACAAGGAGCACCACGAGAAGAACATGATGTAATCAACAACGAAGATTACAGATTACGAGTTAAAAAGACTTGGGTTGAAGCAACTCAAGTATGGCACATACAGATTATGAGCCAAAGTATATTTGAAAATAGATTTGAGATGTTCCTCACACACGAAGAACTTAAAAAGTTCAAGGAGATATTATGAAATTCCCCACAGACTGGCTAACACAGGCCACACAAGAAGAACTAGTTAAACAACAAGTACGTTTTCTAACATTGGTCAACGGATATCTCAGTGCTGGATTTTTCCTAGCAGTGGCATTTGCAATATATAAACTCATAGGATTGTTTTTCTAATGAGTCAAGGTAAAACAGGCCCACAGTGGGGTGAAAAGATTGTCGCTGGCATGATAGTTGGACGTAACAAAGCAGTAGTGCCGCCTCAAGAAGTTGAAGATCTTGCACAAATTGGCTGTAGTGACCGAGACATTGCTGAATGGTTTGGCATCACAGAATCAACATTACGCTATAACTTCAGTGATTTTCTTATAAAAGGCAGAGGCGGCTTAAAGCAAACTCTACGCAGAGCACAGTTACAAACAGCACTTAGTGGAAACGCTACCCTACTCATTTGGTTGGGTAAAAATATTTTATTACAAAGTGACAATCCTACAAACACTGTAGATACAAAACCATTGCCTTGGCATGATGAAAATACTGATCAAGTATTTGATGATGAAGACATTGATGAGATTAAAGACAATCTCAAAGAAGAACTAGATAACATAGATGCCACTAAGTAAGCCACAACAACTTATAGCTGAATGTCCAATTAGATTCCGTGTTGTAGTGGCAGGGCGTCGTGGTGGAAAAACTTTTCTCTCAATGCGAGAACTTTGCCGTTATGCCAGCCAACCTAACAGTGTAGTATGGTATTTGACTAACAGTAGACAACAAGCAAAAAGTCTTGTATGGGACAAATTAAAAAATAAACTTAGAAGTCTACGCTGGATTAAAGATACTAATGAAAGTGAACTTACGATCAGTCTCGTGAATAATTCAAAGATATGTTTGAAGAGTGCAGAGCAAGGTGACAATCTGCGTGGAGAAAGTTTAAACTTTATTGTCATAGACGAGTTCGCTGACATTGATTTAGATATTATTTGGAATCAAATTATTCGTGCAAGTTTAAGTGATAAAAAAGGACACGCACTGTTTATAGGTACGCCGAAAGCAGGCAATCAAACAGCCCGTGACTTATACGACAACTATCTAACTAAAAAAGGTTGGATGAGTTTCAGTTACACAACCATTGACGGAGGATTTGTTGATGAGGATGAGATAGCGCAGGCCAAACAGGATCTAAGTCCTAAAGTATTTGCACAAGAATACCTTGCAAGCTGGGAACAGTTTGCTGGTGTTATCATGTATGAGTTTGGTGAGCATAACATTACAGAAGTTGCTAGACCTCATCCTCAAGAACCATTAGTAGTCGGCATGGACTTTAACGTCACACCCGCAATATGTCAAATAGGTCGCAATACTAAAACAGGCATTGAAATATTTGACGAGATTGTTCTAGAAAATTCTAACACTAATGAAATGTCTCAGGAAATACGCAATCGTTATCCCGCTAATCCTATCACAGTATTTCCCGACCCTGCAGGGCAACAACGCAAAACAAGTGCCAATGGCAACACAGACATTAAGATTCTAGAGATGGCAGGATTCACAACTAGATATCACCGTAGTCATCCATTAGTCAAAGACAGGATTAATGCTTGTAATAGTTTATTCTTTAAACGTGATGATAACACTACAAGATTTAAGATAGATCCCAAATGTAAACATACAATTAAAAGTTTAAGAAACTGGACATACAAGCCCGAAACAATGGTCCCGCAAAAAGATGGATGGGATCATGCTTGTGACAGTTTAGGATATTTGATTGAATTCTTATATCCTATACAGAAGCCACAACAACGAGTTGCACCGCAAAGATTCGGACACGCACTTGCATAAATAACATACATATATTGGAGCCTAACACATGGCAGAATTAACTACATTTCAGAATGCCTATACACAGGCAACGGCAGCAAATACAACTTACAGCAGAAATCAACTACGCTGGAAGTTTCTACTTGATTCATTCACTGGTGGTCAAGCGTACAGAGAAGGTGCTTACCTACAGCGTTACGCATTGGAGTCTGACAGTCAATACGCAGTTAGATTAAACAATACACCTTTAGACAATCAAGTTAGAAGTCTAGTAAGTCTTTACACAAGTTTCTTATTTAGAACAGAACCTAAACGTGAATTTGGTGTATTAGAAAATAACTACACTATAGAAGACATTTTAGAAGACGCTGATCTAGATGGACGAAGTATGGATGCGTTTATGAAAGATTGTGCTCAGTGGGCCAGTGTATTTGGACATGTATGGATTGCCGTTTCCAAGGCTAATACAGGTGCGGTTACCCTGGCAGATGAACAGGCCATGGGTGCCCGCCCTTACTTGTCAATGTTCAACCCATTGGCTGTCACAGATTGGCGTTGGAAGCGTCAGCCTAATGGCGGTTATCAATTAGAATATATCAAATATGTTGAAGAAGTAAACGGCACTGAAACTATAGTCAAAGAATGGACCGTAGATTCAATCACAACTTATAGTTTAGATACACAACAAGAGCAGGTCAATGACATGCAGATAGAAGTAAATGGTCTAGGCTATTTGCCATTTGTCTGTGCTTATGCTGAACGCAGTCCCGTTAGAGGCCTAGGGAATAGTCTAGTAGATGACATCGCAGATCAACAACGTGCCATTTTTAATGAACTCAGTGAAGTATGGGAAAGCACAAGACTTTCAACACATCCAAGTTTAGTTGCCACAGCAGATACTAATGCTCAAGGTGCCAGTGCAGGACAAATTATCACAATGCCAGAGTCAATGGATCCTGCCTTGAAGCCCTATGTTCTGCAGTTCCAAGGTGGACAGATCAGCAGCATTTATGACAGCATCAACAATAGAAAAAAGATGATTGACAGCATGGGTAATGTAGGCGCAGTTCGTGCTACAGAAACCCGTGAGATGAGTGGCATTGCCATTGAAACAGAATTTCAATTGCTTAACGCACGACTAAGCAGTATCGCTGATAATTTAGAATTAGCAGAAGAACAGATCTGGCAGATCATATATGAATACATGGGCTATGCCTGGGATGGTGAAATAGATTATCCAGATAACTTTGCACTAAAGAATACAAATCACGAATTAGCACATTTGAAAAGTGCCAGTGAGATTGTTCAAGATCCTGTCAAGCGTTTGCTAATTGAAAACGCTGTAATGGACACAATTGACATTGAAATGCCAGAGCACGAACTTGCTGAGGAATTAGCAGAGCAAGAGGGTCGTCCTGAACCAGATGAAGATGAGATAACAAGAACTTACGCTGACGGAACTGCTATTAGTCCAGACTTACCAGCGGCATATGCGCAGGCAACTGGCAGTGAAAACTGTAAGAACTGTGGCTACTATGTAGAAGGATTATGCACACGCTGGAATGCGGCACCTGTTAAGGCAACTTGGTGGTGTGCTGCTTGGGAACCAATGTCAAATATTGAATAAAATTATATAAATACACAACGAACAGAACTATCTGTTCACAAACTTAACTCTAGAAAGAGGCGCAGATACAATGACTGACCAAAACATTGGCAACACAGAAGGAACTGATACTTCTTTAACAACAAATCAGGCAACCGTAAAGACTTTTACGCAGGATGAAGTAAACGCTATTCTAGCCAAGACCAAAAGTCAACTAGAAAAGAAATACTCATCAAAGTATGAAGAACTTGGTGATCCAGATACTCTAAAACAAATTGTCAGTGAGCATCAAAAGAGTCAACAAGAGCAACAACTCAAGCGTGGAGAGTTTGATCGTGTTATTCAAGAATTAGCAGCCAAGAAGGATGCAGAAATTCAAAAAAGGGATAGAGTAATAGAAAGTTTCAAAGTAGAAACTCCCATTGTTGATGCCGCCGCACGTTATCGTGCTGTAAATCCAGAACAGGTCAAAGCATTGATTCGTAATCAAGTTAGACTTAGTCCTGAAGGTGAAGTTGAAGTATTAGATGAAAAGGGTGTTGTTCGCTATGATGACAGCGGTAAACCCGTGAGTGTTGATTCTTTTGTCCAGTCATGGCTCCAAAGCAATCCGCACTTTGTGTCGGCAGCGCCCGCAACAACTAATACTCGTAGCAACGTCACAGGCAACACAGCAAAGAAAGTTGATATTGCGAATCTTAATATGTCTAACCCTGAACACAGAAAAATCTACGCAGAATATAGAAAAACTGCTGGATTAGCCTAATTTTTTAAAGGAAATATAAAATGGCCGGTACTAATAACACCACACTCAACGACCTATTGCCAGCGATTACTGCTGAAGCTATGTTCGTTGCATCAGAGCGCAGTATCATGCGTGGTCTGGTAAAAAACTACGCATTAGGCGCAGGACAAGGTAACACAATCACAGTTCCTCGTTACCCAGCAGTAAGCGCAGCCGCTTACACTACAAGTGCAGACACTGAAATCACAAACTCAGCAGTTAGCACAGACGGCGTTACATTAACAGTTGGCACAATCGCTGTTCGCACAATGGTCAGCGACTTAGTTCGCGCCAGTGCAGCCAGCAACGTTGTTGCAGACGTTGGTCGCTTGTTTGGTGAAGCTATTGCTAAGAAAATGGACCAGGATCTATTGGCCTTGTTCTCTGGCTTTGCCACTGGCGTAGGCGGCGCAAGCACAGCAATGACAGCAGCATTGATTGCTCAAGCCGTTGCACGTCTACGTGCTAATGCAACACCTGGTGATGCATTGTACTGCGTATTGCATCCTTATGTTGCCTATGACTTGAAGAGTTCATTGACTAACACATTTGCTAACCCTAACCCAGGTGTTATCCAAAACGAAGCAATGCAAACAGGTTATGTTGGCACACTATTTGGCGTTCCTGTATTTGAGTCCAGCAACATTGCTGACACTGGCACTGCTGGTGACTACGTTGGTGCTGTTTTCCACCGTGACGCTTTAGGTCTTGCTATGATTGGTGATATCAACATTGAAACTCAGCGTCGTGCTAGTTTCTTAGGTGATGACATCGTTGCCAGCGCACACTATGCTGTTGGTGAATTGTATGACCTATACGGTTGCAAGATCACAGCTGACAGCAGTTTAGTTGACCCAGCCTAATAATTGAAAGGAACCTAGCAGAATGGCATTTAATATTGTAACCGGTGAGTTTATAAGTTTCGCAGTTTACGCTGACGTTACTGCTAGGGACCAGCGATTTTTTGAAGCCAACGAAGGCATAACCAGTGGCACTGTCAATGATCTGCTTCAGCAGGCCAGTGCAAGAATTTTATCAAAAGTAAAAGCCACTGATTGGTGGACACAGTATCAATTTAGTAGAGACACTACTTTAGAAAACGATGTCCGCAATGTGCCTGTAGTTGATGCACTTAAGATCAAACTCAGAGAACAGGATTGGAAAGATTTGAACATTTATTTCTGTATGTATGAATATCTGTTGCCACGTGCCACAGACTTCAGCATAGAAGCAGATACAACTAAGATCAATTTCTATAAAGACCAATTTTTAACTTTGTTTACTGAACTTATTGAAGACGGTTCATGGTATGACTTTGACGGTGACAGCACTGTTGAAAAGACTGAAAAAAGTCCCAGCATCATTAATAGAGTGAGAACACGATGAGAACACAATTACTCGCATACTTGACGGCAAACTTAACTGGTAGCATCAAGCCCAGTCAAGAACTGCCATTTGAGCAAAGCGGTAATAGTTTATATCTTAAAAATCTACGCAGAGTTTATTTAAATGAACCCAGCACGGAACAAGATCAACTCATTGGCACTTTTGATGATGATATAAATCAACAGATTACCACCGTACAAGCATTTCTAGCCGTTGACGCTAAAAATCGCAATGCAGATTTAGACTCGGCTTTGACAACTATGTCACAGGCTCTGAAACAAGCAGACATCACAGATTCTTTTAGAAAAGAATTTGACTATACTACAACTTTAGACGATGACAAAATCATCTATGAATTTGAGTATAGATATTACCAAATAATTTAAAGGACTAAGCAACATGGCTTATATCAACGCATCCTCAGCATTGACTCGCGTTAAGTTGTTCCTCATCAAAGATGAAGACGCTACTACACCTGGTACTCCAGTTGAAGCAGACTTCTACACTGCGGTGAACGCAACAACTGGTGCAGTCACATTGACCACAGCAAACGGACCTATCCTGGTTCCTGGCTTACAAGACGTAACTCTAAACAACGCTAACGGAAGCTTTCGCTGGAAGCAACTTGACCAGTCAGGTGAAAACGTTATTACTACTAATGCTACAAACAGCTTGAGTGGTAACTTCGTTCTAGACCCAACTACATTCTACGGAACTGGCGGAACAGCACCTTTCTTGGCAGACGAAGACGGCATTTTCAAACTATCCAACGATAGAGTACAAGTTGCTTTCTTATTCGCTCCAGAAGGCGTTATTGACAAAAACGTTATCATGGGCACAGGTTTTATCAGTGCTCTTGCACCGTCAGTTAGTGCAGATTCGCCCGTTTTTGTGTCACCGATAACTATTGAAGTTAACGGCGATTACATCAAGTACCTCAGCACATTGGCTGCT